AGGCCTCTTCGAGCGGTACGGTATCCATATAGAAAAGATTCAGGTGCGCGTTTCCGTTCTCGATATTCTTTCGCTCTCGAGCCTCGACGCGGTTCGCCTGAAGTGTTAGCTGACGAGCGATCTCTCTCGCGTCGTCCGGCGAGAGGCTATCGAACGTAATTGACGCTCCCCGCTTCGAATCTTGATCGGTAATCCTGATCTCGAAATAGTGCCATTGTCGCGGTCGACCGAGGTCGTCTTTTGCCTCGATCTCAAGTTCCTTCGTCTTCGTCTCGATCTCGGTCGTATCGGTTAGCTGAAAGCTAATATCGCTGCGGATACCTTCGACTCGATCGTTCCAGGATTTCATCGGATCTCTCTCCTTCTACGGCGTTTCGCCCGCCGCTCGTTCTTGCTTCCCGTCTAATATAAACTCGTCGTTACGGAATGTAAAGCTCTCTTTACCCACGAGGCACAAAAAAGCGACCGATGCAAAAAAGGAGAGAGCCGAAAATGCACCGGTCGCCCGTTTAGGCGGGAATACTGGATAACAGTTATCCCGTCGACATTATACCTCTCCGCGTTCGTTATCCGGAGAGGATGGCGTATGGAGGTCCGGCTGCGGCTCGTTTTTTTCTACGCGCGACATACGGCATAACCAAAACGAACAGAATTACGCCGAGCGCCGCGCTACTTTTTACCACCGTGATCGGCGACACCCTGGCCAATCAGGTACGCCGAGACAATGACCATCAGGTTTTTACCGATTGCGTCGGCGGACTCTGGAGCGATTACGGTCGCCAGGAGTTGAACAACTACTCCGACGATCGCCACCCAGAGCTTGCGACTCTGAAGTCTTGCTGGAACCATATCGTGCCTCCTGAGACGTCTCTAAGGCTCGTATAGGCGTTGTGCGCCCGTACTAGATCTTACCCGCCCATTTAGAATTTAGCTCGCTTAATCGCGATTCATCGTCGTCGGCAACCGTCGAGCGGTTTAGCGCGCGCACGGTCCAGCCGAGGTCCGATAAGCCATCGATCATTTTATTGTAATTGAGGTCGGCGCGTGCGCGTTCCTGGCGAAGCTCCGCCTCGAGTTTAGTTACCCGTTCATCCACGTCGTTATCTCCGATCTCCTCGGCGCTTCCGTCGAGAGGAATAAATGTCGTCGGATCGATACAAAACGATCCCCATCGTGTCGGCATAAAGCCGACGCCATAGTGAGCCGGATTATCCGCAACACGCACTTCGAAATGGAGGTGCGGACCGGTCGAGAATCCCGACGTCCCGCCGCGCATAATTTCCGTACCGGCCTCGACGTCTTGCCCGACGCGGACGGTCGTCGATTCGGGAACGCCGTGCGCATACCGCGTCCGTCCGAACTCGTGTTGGATTTCGATCCATTCGCCATATCCGTACTCGTCCCATCCGGAGATCGTTATCCGGCCGGCGGCGACCGCGAAGACCAGCGTCCCGACGCCATATGCGAAGTCGAGTCCATTATGGCCAGGATATCCCCAGCGACTATATATATCCGGATTCTCACCCCATCCTTGCGATATCCAGTACGAATCCGCCGGACACGGGAGTTGTAATTTCATCGAACCTTTTTTCGTAACTCGAGCTTTGCGAACGGATTTCGGTGAATACGCGCTCGGGAATAGGCGTTCGCGTTACAGTCGACGCACGCCCAGCGGACGTCCGGCCGATCAGCGTAGGTCCGTCGACACCACGAGCTACGTAACGCCGTCGCGACCGTTAGCGTCGATCGGCCGCACTCGTCGCAACGAATCACGGCGTCGTCACTAGATATACGAGCGACACCCAGCCACCCAGATTCAATACGCCGAGCGAAATCGCCCAGCGCATCGAGCGGTTCTCGGAGTTACCAATCCGATCGCGGAGCGACGATTCGCGTCGATCGATCTCAGTCCGCGGTACGACTACCGCCGTCACCGATACCTGGAAATCGGCAAGCTGCTTGGTAAGAGCTCGGAGCTCTTCGCGCTCGACGCCGTTCATAGAAGAATATCTTTTAACGACTGTTTATCGGCGTCGCTGAGATCCATCCCGTCGATGACGGCGATACGCGGATCGACCGGCTCGACTGCGACGTGCGCGTCCACCACCGTTTGGGCGCTGTCCGGCAGGTCGGCGATTTTACCGTCGGCGTTGTAGGTAAACACGGTGCCGGTATTTTCACCATCGGTTCCCACCCCATTGCTCACGTCGATGCCGGCCTCCATAAGCTCGGTTTCCAGTTGGTCGCCTCGGACGGTGTTATTGGTTGTAACAGTCATTAGTCATCAAACTCCATAACTAGGATTGCGCCTCCGCGTAGTGTCAACGTGCCGCTGCCTACCTTCATTCGAATGTTTAGCTCGTGAGCCGCATCGCTGACGCCGGTCCACGTATAGAAACCGGAATACACATAATCTTGATTACTTAGGTTCTGGGTTACGCGACTTTCAGCAACTTCGGTCGCGCTGTCTAACTGCAGCGCCACGTAGTTGTTGGCGCTGGTCGTGTTGTTGTATGCGGAGAGGAAGTACCACACAATTAGCCCCCCTTTATCGGTAGTAATGGCTACCTCGCCGCCACTGATATCCACATAGCTCGTGCTGGTCGTTGCGCCGGTAGCTCCGGCAGTAAACGACACCTGGTCAATCTTCCCGCCACCAGCGGCAGCCTGAAACGTAGGGGCGGCTCCCGAGCCGTTACTGGTGAGAACGTGAGTTGCGGTTCCTACGGCGACGGTTGCTGCGACCGCGCTCGCCGACCAAGTAATAAGCTCACCGTCCGTCCCGTCAGCTAGCGCAGCGACGGCCACAGATTTCGACTGAAGGTTTCCCGATCCCCATTTAAGGATCTCTCCTGGCAACAGGAATTGGATGCTCCCCGTACTCGCGTTTGAGGTTACGACGACGCCGACCTTTTGCGATATCTGAGCCGCACCCGTTAGCGCGGAGGCTGACCAGCTTCCCGCGGTCGCGCTTAGGTATATCGGATCGCCGACGCTACTCCCGCTGGTATCTATCGAGCCGAGCGTATAGCCACGGAAGACGACGCCGGCCGCGCCATTAGCTATCGCCGCGTTCAGGATATATTCCGCTTGTCGAGAGTCGGCATCGGCCTTCGTGATCTGTGGTGCGCCGGTCGAGGCGTCGTACCCAGAGATATACACGAGTGTTCCCGCGGCAAGGCTCCCGCCCGTCGAGTTATCTACAGGTAATCCAATGCGTTTCGAATCGAGGACGCCGGTCGACGTCTGTCCGCCGATGAACGCAAGGTTCGATACCAGTCCATCATAGATTGTTTCCGTCAGCACCTCACCTGCGGCGCGATCGAGCGCATCAGGGTCTGTCCACGTCTCAGATATAGCCATTTTTCTTACGCTCCTATGTACCCGTTACCGATGCCCGTTACGTCAATAATGAACGGTCCGATGCTCGGAACTTCGCTTAATAACCAGGATGTTAAATGCCGCTGGACGCCTGGGCTCGCTTCCGTTTCGTGTTGAATCTGTTCGATGAAATATTGTTTCGACGACGTATTGCCGAACGGCTCGGTAATCGTTACGCGATCGTTGAGATCTCTCGCTAGCATATCGGCGGTCGTCGAGGCCGAGCTTACGAGCGATGCGACTGCGGGAGTCTTGGGATCTTTGAATTGCGCGACGCGGAGATTCGCGCGGCTTAACGCCGCCGCGTCCGTCGAGACATACGACGTCTCGAGCGCCGACATATCGCGCCGTCCGAACGCGTCGATCGAGTCGCTATCGGTCGCGGTCTGTTCGCTGCCACCGGTCCGAGTAACCGCCGCCGCGTTGAAGATCGTATCGGCGCTATTCGTAGATTGAAAATCGATGAGCGTCTTACTCGCGCCGTCGATCGTCGAGCTCGAGGTAGCGCTTGTATACCGGCTCCCGCGTTGATCAAACGTCGCGACGCCGGCACCGTCGATATAGAACGTCCCCATCTCCGCCTCGAGCAGATCCCGAATCAGGCTTAGACTTGTCGAGGAGCCGTCCGCCGAGAACTCATCAATCGTGTCGCCCGTATCTAGATCCCGCAACGAACCTGGCCAATTGATCTCGTCGAGGACGGCTTTGATCGCCGCGCCGGTCGTCGTCGATCCGAGCGCGCTAATCGTCGGATATCGAAGCGCGAGCCACGAAAATAAGTCCGCGCAGCTTAGTTCGGTTACCGGATCGTTGGGATCGCTCCGGCTTGCTAAGGAGGTGATGAAACCGTAGAACAAGCCATAGGTCGTACCGTCGAACGCGGCTTTAACGCGAATCGCTCGCATCGGTTTTACGTTCGGATATAAGGCGCTCGCGGTATTGACCGGATTATATAAACCGCTTTGATCACGTAAGAGGATCGTCGCTGTTCCTGCCATGAGTTGCCCGAGGTCATCCGAGCGTCCCCGCGTCGTCACGATCGCCGTCGTATCGTCCGTTACACCTTCGAAGGCGGCATCGGCCGGCCATCCGCCGATCGTATCCGTCCCGCCGACCGTGCTGACATCGATGCGGAAGAGTCCCTCCAAACTTCCGCCCCACGCCACCTCGACGGTGTACTCGATATTAGTTCCCGCCATTACGCGACGACCTGGTTAACGTTTAGTACCGACTGATTAAGCCGCGTGGCGTTTCGCATCGCGCGGACGGCGAGCGTTCCGAGCTCTCGCTCGCTAATGACCGAGCCTCGAACGATGATCGTTTGGTGAACGCCGCTCGCTTGGTTCGGCCGCGTAACCGATACCCGCTCACCAGGCGTCGCCATAAAGGAAATGTTTTGCGAGTCCGGTCCGCCGCTGCCTGGGACTGTAAACGATCCGCCGCGCTGGAAGACTGCTCCCTGTCCGAAGCTCACGCCGGCGAGCGTCCCTTCGGCGAACCGTTGGCGTTCGGATGCCGTAAGCGCCTCGAGCTGCGCTTTTCCTTTTGCCCGTTCGAACGCGTAGTTAATCGGCACCGCGAACTCTTCTTGCCGCTTGAGCCGTTTCTCTAAGATAGCCTGAGCTTCTTGAAGGCTGGTTATGGCTCCCGTAGAGGGTACTGCGGTCGGCAGCGGAGTATCTGGCGGCAGCGGAATATCTGGCGGCGGCGTGGTAGTTATAACGGCCGTCGTTACAACGGCTGCGGTAGCAAGGGCGGCGGCGGCGGCGGCATCGGCCGCGGTACGATGGGCGGCGACCTTACCCATAAGAATGTCGAGCTCGGCTCCGGTTACTTTACCGGCCGCGACCGCTTCCTCACCCCACCGCTTCATAGAGTCTTCCAAGAGATCGAAACCTTCGAGCAACGGCTCGACGCCGGTCACCTGTAGATCCGTGAATAATTCCGTGAGCTGATCTTCCTCGAGCCGGAGTAAGCGCATCGCGCGCTCGACGTCCGAGGTCGCTCGATCGAGATTTCGTGTTTCTCCGGCGGCATCCTCTACGGCTCTCGTATAGTTCACCGTTGCGCGCTCGGCCCTGACGAGTTCCGTCTTAACCTCTTTAACCGCGGTTTCCGCTTGTCGAGTTTCTTGCGCCCAGATTTCCATCGGCGAGGTGCCGATCTCTATCGTATGCGTCGCCCGATCAATTTCGTCGCGCATATCGCTAACCATACGGGCGGCTTCCTTCGCAGCCATTCCCGTAGCGATTAACGCGTCTTGTACGATGAGCAGCTCTTGGTCGAGCGTCGGGCTCGTCTCCGTAGCCAGGATATTAAGCGCCTCCGTTACTGACGCCGTTTCGAACCGGAAACCCTCGAGAACCGAGATCCCGTTTTTCATAACGTCGAAGCGGAGTCGCTCGGCTTCCTCGGCGAGACGGGTGGCTTCTGTTAAGGCGAGCGTCGCTTCCTCCGCGAGCCGGTCTTCTTCTGCCAGGTTCGCTATTGCGAGGCGGAGTTCGCCAGCCTGAATCCTTGTTAATCCCATTCCTACACCGGCGGGATCGATACCGGCATCCGTTAGATTAAACATCGCCGCGTTCGCTTCGTCCGTTTTAATTCGAAGCTGTTCGAGCGAGACGGTTACGAAAGCGGTTTCCTGTATGACCTTCGCAAGTCCACCGGCCATCTCGTGATCGGCGGTGGTTAAACCTTCGGCCGATTTCGCCGCGGTATCTTGCGCTTTAGTTAATTCGTAATCGGCGTTGGCGAGTTCCGTTACCGCGTCGTCGAGCTTATAAGCGCCGACCGCTGCTGTCTCGGCCTTATCGCCCCACCATCCGAAGTGGTCGCCGGCAAGCTTAATACCGATGCCGAGTAAAGCGACTCCCGCGATAACCAGACCGACCGGTCCAAGAAGCGCGAGCAGGGCGCCGGCTAATAATTTCACGCCGACAACAAGGGTCGGGAGAACTACGCCGACCTTCGTAAAGCCGACGGCCATCACCACAAATCCCTTCAGAGCTATCAGCGGACCGAGAACCGCCATTAGTACTCCGAGAGCAGCGGCGATTCCTCCGAGAACGATCGCGACCGTTTTCGCCGGTCCCTCAAGACCTAATAAGAACTCGAGGAGCTTATTGATAACCGGCAAGAGTTTCTCGCCGATCTGAATCATTAGCACCTGCGCTTGTGCCTTCATCTTGGCGAAGTTTCTCGAGGTCGATTTCTCCATTTCTTCGAACGCGGCGTTTGCCGCTCCGCCGGCTTTACTCATTCCATCGACGTTTTTCGCGAACGATGCCGCGTTATCGCCGGTAATCCCGAGGATCGCTTGTACGCCTTCGATCGATCCGAGGAGCTTCGTCATGCTAGCGAGTGAGCCGCCGGTCGCTTTTGTTACTACATCCGCGGCTCCCGAGAGTCCGAGCTGCTGAACCGCGAGCTCGCCCGACGCGAATCCGGCATCTTGAAATATCGCCGTGAGCTCGTCGCTCGGCTTCGTCAGTCCCTGAATCGCGGCTCGGAGCTGCGTCGTCGCGACCGTCGTCGGCGTGCCCTGCGCTGTGAGCGTTGCGAGGCCGGCGGATACCTCTTCGAAGCTGACTCCCGCCGCGTTAGCGAGCGGAGCGACTTGAAACATAGACGCGGAGAGCTGGGAGAAATCGGTCTTCCCTGCCTTTACCGTCGCAAACATCACATCCGCGGCGCGCTGCGCGTCGATATTCTGACTTGCGAACGCGTTCATTACGGTACTTAAACCGTCGACCGCCGTCTCGGTATCGGTAACACCGCCGATCGCGGCTTTACTCGCGATCTCTAGAAACGAAATCGCATTATCGGCCGGTACTCCAGCGCTGATGGCTTGGTACAAAGCGCCGGTCGCCTCGACCGCATCGACGCCTAGCGTACGAGAGAGCTCGAGGACGTCGCTTTTCATCGCGTCGAGGTTATCGGCGACATCAGGCGTTAACGTCGCGACCTCGCGCATCCCTTTATCGAAGTCCGCCGCCATTTTTACCGAGGCGACACCGACCGCCGCGGCCGCGATACCTAGCGCGCCGAGCGCCTTCGTCGCCTTACCGAGTCCTTTACTCGCGTTATCCTTCGCGTTAACGAGGATCTGGAGCTCGGTTTTACCGACGGCCATTAGGTCGCTGCATCCCGTTTATCCCAACGGTCTTGTGTTTTCCGCGCGTCCGATTCCGCTCCCATTACAATAAGGTAGGCGTCGATAACGGCCGCCGGCGTTTGTCCGAGCTCCCGCCACGAGACGCGCATCCGGTCGCATAGCAGGATCGACATCAGCTCTTGAGGGTATCCGGCGCTACCGAGGTAATAGCCTCGAAGCGCCCGTTGGAGTTTCCCACCGCTTCCTCGCTCCAACTATTCAGCTCGACGATTTGCCGTCCGATCCACTTCGCGGTTCGATCGTCGAGGAGTTTTCGAGACTCCGTATTAAGCTCGCGCTCGTATGACCAGGAAACTAAACCGAACTCGAGCAACGTCCCGAGATCGTAATCGTCGAGAGGATCGGCCGGCGTCGCCGAGCTCTCCGACGATTCTCCGCGTTGCGGGAGCGCCGCCATTATCTCCGGCGAGATTCCTTCCATTACGAGGAACGATCGCCGCGTCCTCTCGAGTTGCGCCTTATCGCGTTCTGGCCACGCCAGGAGCCGAAGGCCGAATGTGGCATCCGGCTCCCAGGGCGGCGATACTTCGACGGGATGCTCGTGATCTATAAGTGCCATTTATATCCTCCTTAAACGGCGATTATGGGAACGAGGTGAGGGTATTGGTAACTAAATAATTAACGTCAATTCCTCCGGTGGAATCATATTGAGAGACGAGGTGCATCGACAGTATCGAGTTCCCGTCTCGGTCCGCGCCGATCTCTTCCATCGAGTCGTCGGCGTGAACGAACGAGCCGCGTAAAGCGATCGTGTAGTTATACGCGGCATCTGGCGATGCCATCGATGCTCCTTGGAGCTTTAACTCTAGAAACCGCTTAGTGCCGCTATCCTTTTTGCCCATCTCAGTCTCGGCGAAATCGCTCGCGCCGGTATTGTAGGTCGTAAGGATTGTGACATCCGTCGTTCGCGTCTGAGCCTCGACGCCGGCGAAATCAAGATCCGCCCGAGCCTGTAAATAATACTGCGGCATTACGAAGGCGCTCTGTGACCATGTGAAACCGTACACCTGACCGCTGATATTAGTATTTGCGATATTCGCCCAGAGGTCGTCCATCGTTACGTTCCAGCGGAGGTTAGACGCAAAGGCGTTCGTCATCGTCGGCAACGAGATCCCGCTCGTATATGTACTATCAACGCTCTTACGAGCGTCGAGCGAATACGAGATCTGTGGGAGCGCATCGACGCCACCGGTAATCTCGAAGCTAGATGTCACGCCGAAGGGTGCCTCTACTTCCTGCTTGGTTGTACCGTCATCAATGACCATCTCGAGGGTATATGAATCGACGCTCGGCGCGGTTTGGCTGGGCGCGAACGTCCAGAGCCTCGCCTCGCCGGAGCCAGGCGTGGACGGCGTTACGCCACCCTTTACACCGGACAGTAGAGGAAACAGAATTTGGTTGAAGTCGAGATCGGTCGCGATCTCAAGCTGAGAATGCTCGCGGGTAATAACCGGAGTCGTTACCGATCGCGAGAGAACTCCGGACAACTGTCCATCGAACATCTCTTGTAGCTGTTGTTGCCTGTAGGTCGCGCCTTTAGTAAGGAGCCTCCGCGTCGCGGCGACAGCGGTGCCGGCGGTACTCTCCTTACCAATTTGCACCAGAGATAAAGCTCGTACTCCTGCTGCCATTACTTAACTCCTTCATCGGTTTTTTTCGACCGACCGCTTGACTTCTCGTATAACGGCGACGCTTCCACGTCGTCCCTTACGCCGAGCTCTTTAACTTCCGCATCACTTAAATCTCGAGCCGGTATGCCAGGAATGAATTCATCCCCGTCTCCGACATATTTCCATGCCATACGTAACCTCCTATGTAATCGTAACGGCGTCCTTGATTTCTACATCCATCAGCAAATCAAGACCTATATATGAAACTCCCGCCCAGCTTAAAACCGCGAGCGTCGGATCGCCGCCGCGAAGCGTCGATTGATTTACCGCGCCGTCGAGTTGGATATCGGCGTTCTGAGCGGTGATAAACGCGTTGAGGTAACTCGCCGCGATATCTGCTGCGCGGTCCTGGTCGGCGTCGTCGATGGCGAGTTGCATCCGTATCGTATAGAACAGAATCCTCAATCCGATATCGAGCTCCTGCGCCGTTAACGTAAAGGCGTTAATCCAGCACGGACAATCCGGTAAGGCGCTCGACATCGGCGGCATAAACTTATACGCCCGAAGGACGCTGCTACTGATCGGCGCGGTAATCGATAAGGATTCTTGGAGCGTGACGAGGTTCGTCATCGCCGTTCTAATATCGCCCACTACTAAACCTTTTCGCGATTCGCTTCTCGGCGAGCTTTATTTGAAACGGCATTTTGAACATAATCGTCTCGGCCGCTTTTTTCATAAAGAACCGGCCTTTAATCCCGCGTCGCTGGATATTCTTCGCGATCCCGAACGCGGCCGATTCCGGCATCCCGTGACGGCGCGCCCAACCACGTAACGCGCGAGGCGGCGGCATCCGCGCACCCTTACGCCGGCCGAACTCGACCGGTACGGCGTACCCTAAGTTGCTATAGATCCGCGCGGACGTATCCGTCGCGTTGCTATGAATCGATCGTTTAAGCGCGCCGGTATCTCTGGGCGCGTTATTCTTCGCGACCGTCTCGCCGGTATTCGCGATAAACCTAAACATCTCCTCGAGCACGGGACGGTAGAGTCCAGGGACGAGCCGCGCCCGTAGGCTATTAAGACCTTTGATCTTGACGTTCATTAAAAGAGGCTGCGCTTCCCGTACGCCTGAACGAGCTCGGCGATAATGTCTTGCGCTTGTCGGCTCGTCTCGACGACCGTTTCCATTCCTATATTTACCTGGCGCGTCGCGCGCGGTGTCTCGAGCCTGAGGATACCTGCGAGGTGAATGGTCGCTCGCTCGATTGCCGGCGGGACCGCTGGCCATCCGAAGGTCGCGTTAACTTCTACAAGATGACGTCCCCATACATTCTTCGACGACCACGACGGGATATGGACTTCTGTATATGGTCGAGCTTCCGGACCGTCGGCCGCGTTTCGAGGTAAGAGCTCGTAATCGGTTGTCGCCCACGCGTCTTCGTCACTAAAGGAACCGTCGTCATCGGTATCGACTTTAATTGACGTCACCACGACGAGATCGTCGATGAATAAGGTTTTCGGTTGATTCGAGTATTCGGTTGCCTTATATACGCGCGATACGGCGCTCGCGTCGGTCGTAAAAAAACGTCCGACCTTACGATCGATATATCGAGATATTGCTTTGAGGTCTGTCAATACCTCAGCGTCCTCACCGGTATCGCTCTTGTCTAATACGGAGCGATAGGTGGCGGCGCTGGCATAGGCGTCAGATACGGCCATAACGTGCTAGCTCCTGCATAGGCAACAGAGCCAGCGACCGACGCGCGGCGAGGATTACCGCACGACGGAAGCTGGAAATATTAAAGCGACCATCTCAGGCAGCAGAGGTTTCCGCGATGTATGTCAGATCGTCGCCCGTAGCATCACAGATCCTATAGAGCAAATTGAGATTAGAAATCTCGAGCGTTATCGATTCGCTCGCGTCGAGCTGGATGCCAGTCGTTGCGTCGGTCGCTCCGTTCGCTACCGTCACGCCAGACCCTCCGAGATATACGAAGCTCGGATTGTCTTGCTGCGCCTTTAAGGTAACGCGGTTACAGTCGATATCGGGGAGCTGCGTCGCCGATGTGACGCCGATTAACTCGCCGCTCACGATCTTCGTGTTCAGTATCGCCACGGGATTATGACCAGGTAATAGCGTCTGAGACTGCGAGCAAACCGTTCGGGAGCAGGATGACGAGGTACAGAGTTCTTACCCCGCTATGATTCATGGCGATCTGGCAACTACCCGAATCGTTCGTCTGCCATCGAGCGTATTTGCCCGACGAGATTTGGAAGAACAGGCTTCCATCGCCGCCGTCCGCCCAATCTGCGCTTAATGCTGTACTGGTGAGTCCTTCACCATCCGAGGCTTCGGACAGATACGCGTCGAATACGATCGGCAGCGGGATCGCCGTCGAGTAGGCGAGGATCTCACACTTCACCGTGATGACGTTGCCCGACTCGGTACCAATGGTATAGGTCACATCATTCCACGGCGGGATCGACGCGCCGGCGGCTTCTGCCGCGGTTATCTGTTGTATAACTGCCATTTATTTTCGCTTCCTTCGGCTCTTCGCCGACTCAGGTTTTGCCGATGACTCGGCTTGAGGTTTCGATTTACTTATCGGTTTCGTCGCCGCGTCGAGTAAAGCAGCTACGCCGAGAGCCTCAGCTTCGCCAACCGTTAGGACGCGGCCGGCCGGAGCCAGTAGCGATCCGCTTTGTTGTTCGGCCTCTCCGATTAAAGTACCTTCCTCGGAAATAACGACACGTTCGTTGAACGTATACCGTCGTCCATCTCCTGTACCTTTTACCTCGACTCTCAGCATAGCTGCCCTCTCTTATTCCTAAACGCCGGTGACGGTAGCGAGTGCGGACGGACGGAACCAGACCATCGCGGCCCGCATCGTGGCGCGGATCGTAACCTCACCCTCGACAAACTGCGTACCGGAATACCCGAGCTCGACGTCCACACCCGAGCGAACGTACAGCGCGGAGTATGCCTGGAAGTCGCCGAGCGAGATCGTGTTCTCGGTCGCAGCGGTCGTAACGGTTACCGGTACTCCCCAGATTAGTTCGGGAGCTTGGGCACTTGGCGGACCGAAAATGTACTGCCCGTTTGTGTCCCTGAGCAATCGAATATCTTCCCAGTCACTCGGGTGCACGAACACCGCCGTAGGATCGGCGAAACCGACCGCGCGGACCTTACGAATGGACGAATAAATTGCATCCGGCGTTGGGTCTGAACCTTTTGCCGTTGTATTTATGCCCGAAACATTATTCAAGCCTTCGAGGTTTGGAGCCGAGCCATTTCCGGTAAGGATCTGGGAGTCCAAACGCGCACGAATCATATACGAGAGGCGCTGGTTGATGTAGTCCCGAACGGCGGGAACGTCGCTCAACTGCTCGTCGGTAACCGGAAGACTGACCGCGATCTTGCGGACGGTCGATGTCGTTTCTGTCAAGGCAAGAGCGCCCTCACCGAATGTGGCACCTTCCGAGGCTTCTGCGGCATTGTTGGTGAATGTTGATTCGAGCATATAGACCACAGCGGCCTGTGAAGTTGACAGGAAAGGAATTCGATCGGCGACGGCAATCGGCCGTTGAGCGGAGAGCTCT